GGCAGCGGCCCTCGAGGGGCGCATCCAGCGCCATCAAGGGATGCTCGATGCCCTGCCGAGCCGCGAGGTGCTGGAGGCCGATCGGGCCGCCTGGGATAAGCTCCACGCGCTCGATGTCTCGAACGCGCTTGAATGGCTCGAGGAGCTGGAAGAGCGCGCGGCCGAGAAGCCCCCGGCGATCGATTTCGCCCTGCTCGATCTGGATAGCCAGCTAAGCGATCTGTGGGATGCCGAGAAAGTCAACCGGGCTGCCGCCAAGGAGGCGCGGGAAGCCACCGCAAAAGCCCGCGCGGACTGGAAGGCGGCCGAAGAGCAGCGCCGCCGCGTAGAGGATTTGAAGCAGGCCGGCAAATGTCCCACCTGCGGGCAAGCAACCGACACGCCCCATGTGCACGACAGCGCGATCCATCTCGGCGAGGAGGTCGCGGGCCTTGCGGCCGATGGAGGCAAATACTCGCGCGCCCAGGCGGCGATCGAAGCCGAAGGGGATCGGATAGCCGCAGACATCCGGCAGGCCCAGGAAGCGCGCGCCAATGCCCAGGCGCGGCGCGATGCCGCGCGGCAATCCTATGAGCGCACCAAGCGCGATCTCGATCTCGCGGCCGAGAAAGCGGAGCGGCTGATCGCCGAGGATAATCCACACGATGCCGCGCTGGCCGGCATGCTGGAGAAGCGCGCCGCCTGGGGGAAGATCGTAACAGATGCCCAGCAGGACAAGGACGATCACGAGGCCGCCGCGCTGCATTTCGAGTTCTGGCAGAAGAACTTCAAGGCTGTACGGCTCTATCAAGTGCAGCAGATATTGGCGCAATTCGAACTCGAGGTCGCCAATGCGGCTTCGGTCCTGGGCCTTGTCGGATGGCGGATCAGCTTCGCGACCGAGACCGAGACAAAGGGCCGCACGATCAAGCAGGGCATCCAGGTCCGGATCGAGAGCCCGACCGCCGAGGGCCCCTGGGAGGCCTGGAGCGGCGGCGAAGGCCAGCGCATCCGGCTCGCTGTCGCGATCGGCCTCGCGAGCCTGATCCATGCCCGGGCGGGAGTGCAATTCGGGTTTGAGGTGTGGGATGAGCCCTCGGCTTGGCTGAGCCCCGAGGGGATCGAGGATTTGCTCGAGTGCCTGAAATACAGGGCGCAGATCACAGGCAAATCGGTATGGCTGCTGGATCATCGGGCGCTTGTCCATTCGGGCTTCGCCGAGATGTGGCAGGCCACGAAGACTTCGGCCGGGACGCAGCTCGAGCGGCTCCGCTGAGGTATATTGAGCCGCGAAGGAGAACAAGCATGACGATTGTTACTGTCGAGCGCTTCCATGATTTCAGCGCCGCGCATCGGGATCATCTGGACCCGGGCAAGTGCGGGCGCATCCATGGCCACAACTACCGCATCCATTTCAAGGTGGCGGCGGAGGATGGTCAGATCAACGAGCGCGGCTATGCGGGCGGCAGCTTCGGCGATCTCAAGGCGCTGCTGTGCGGCTGGCTGGAGGAGAACTGGGACCACAATCTGCTGCTGCATGATGCCGATCCGGCGGCTCAGGCGATCCGGGATTACCGCGATGCGGCTATCCTTCCCACCCATCCGGCCGATCCGATCCTTGAACTGCTGGATTTGTCGGCTGTGCTGCTGCCGTTCAATCCCACGACCGAAGCGATGGCCCTCTATCTGCTGCATGTTGTGGGGCCGGCGCAGCTCAGCGGCACCGGCATGCAGCTCGTCGAGGTGCGGATCGAGGAGACGCGGAAGGCCGGCGCGACGGCGAGCGATCTCGACACATTCAGCCGCTATACGGAGCAGCAGGCCTCCGGGCAGTACGATGTGGAGATCAACTGATGTTCGGCCGCAATCCTGTTTCGAAGCCCCGCGAGCTGGAAGAAGGCTTCCTGCTGCACTCGATGTTTTACACGATCCAGGGCGAGGGGCCCTGGGCCGGCAAGCCGACGATTTTCATCCGGCTCGCGGGCTGCAATCTCCAGTGCGCCTTCTGCGATACTGAATTCACAGAAGGCGCGCGCAAGATCGATCTCTCGGGCCTGCTGGCGCTGATGGCGGCGATGTCGGCGGAGCATGAGTGCAAGCGCTTTGTCCTGACAGGCGGCGAGCCGATGCTCCAGCGGATCGATGTGCTGATGCAATGCGCGCGGGGCGACATCTACGGATGCCTGTTCCAGATCGAGACCGCCGGGACTGTCTGGCCGCACGGGCTGAGCCAGATCATGCCCTGGCGGACCGCTACTCCGACAGGCGAGGAGGATTTCTGCACGATTGTCTGCTCGCCCAAGACGCCCAAGGTCCACAAGGCGATGCCGATGTGGTGCGATCACTGGAAGTACATTGTGCAAGTCGGGCTGATGGATGAGAACGGCTGGCCGCTTGTGCGCCCCGGCGGGCCTCGGGTGTTTGTTCCCGATCCGGCTATCCAGAAACTCCGCTTCGCCGATACCTTCTACATGCAGCCCTGCGATCTGCCGGATGATCCCGCAGCCTCGGCGGCAAACATGCGGCTCGCCTCCACGCTGGCTCTCCTTTGGGGCCGCATGCTGTCGGTGCAAATCCACAAGGTCGCGGGGCTGGAATGATCCTGACCGATAGCCGAAAGGCGGGCCAGCTAATGATCTCGCCTCCGACAACCGAGCGGACGGCTGTGATCTCCTGCCTGGAGTATAGGCATCTGCCGAAGGAGCGCTCCGAGGCATCGGTTGCCTATCTGCTGCGGCAGGAGGGCAAGCTCTACTTGTTTGTGCAAGGGGCCGCGCTGCCGCCCCGGCGCGGCTATGGCGCCACAGATGAGCGGCAGCTCGTTGTCTATCGGGTAACAAAGATTACTGGAGTCCGCGCGGATGTTGCAAGGCGCCCTTGAGGATAATGTCTTAACGCTCCTCTGCTGGAGCGATGCCCACGCGCCGGATTTGATGTTGCAGCTCCGGCCTGATCTTTTCAGCACGCGGGCATTCCGGAAGATCGCCGAGCGGGCCTTCGCACATATCGAGCGCTACGGCGCCGCGCCGGGCGCGCACATGCGCGACATCTGCGAAGCCGATCTCCGGAAGGGCGATGAAGGCAAGCTGCTGCGGCAGACGCTCGATGCCATGGAAACCCTCCAGGCCTCCTTACAGCCTGAGTTTGTCCTGGCGGAGCTGGGCAGCTTCATTGAGAGCCGGAAGCTCGCCCAGGCGCTCGAGGGCGCCTCGGATGCCCTGCACAGCGGCGACATCGATAAGGCGAAGGAGCTGCTCTACGCGAAGGAGCTGCTCCCCAATCACTCGCCCGGCCTCAAGATGTCGGATGCCGGCCGCATGCTGGCCTATCTGGATCGGGTAGAGGAGGACTTCTTCTCGATCGGGATCGATGTGCTGGATGAGAAGGGCGTCCGGCCGGAGCGCAAGACTCTCACGATGCTGATCGCCAGCTCGGGCAAGGGCAAGACTTGGTGGATGGGCGAAGTCGCCAAGCGCAACTTCATGCATCGGAAGAACATCACCCACATCACGCTTGAGATGTCGGAAGAGAAAGTAGGACAGCGCTATATTCAGACTTTCTACGGCATGACAAAGAAGGAGGCGAAATCGATCCGGGTCGCGCGCTTCGAACGCAACGACATCGGCCAGTTCCTCGGCTTCGAATATGACACGATCACGCCGGAAGCGATCAGCCATGAGACAAAGGCGGTCGTGGCCCGCAAGCTGCGCGCCATGCGGAACCGCGCGCCTGTCATCAAAGAGTTTCCCACAGGCCAGCTCACGATCGCGCAGCTCGACGCCTACCTGGATAAGCTGGAGCGCGAAGGCTATAAAACCGATGTGCTGATCTTGGACTATCTCGATCTCATGGCGATCGATCCCAAGGATATCCGCACCTCGACAGGCCACATGGTCAAGCAGCTTCGCGGCCTTGCGGTTAGGCGCAATCTGGCGCTCATCACGGCCAGCCAGGGCAATCGGGCTTCCGACGATGCGAAGACTGTCTCGCGCAAGCATGTCGCGGAGGATTGGTCCAAGATTGGCACGGCCGATACCATTATCACATACAGCCAGACCGATCAGGAGAAGGCCGCCGGGCTGGCGCGCGTGCTTGTCGCAAAGGCGCGCGAGGATGAGGACGGCTGGCTGGCGCTGCTCTCGCAGGCCTACGCGACAGGCCAGTTCTGCCTCGACTCCATCTACATGGGCAAGCACATCGAGGAGGCGCTACGAGACTTCACAGGGGGCGAGGATGGCGATAGCGCGTAAGGCGATTGAAGCCTATCTGGCGCGGCCCCTGCGCGATCCCCCGCTGGCCATCAAGGGGGCCTCGCGCGAAGAGCTGCTGGAGCGGATCGAGGAGTTTACAGGCTTTCGGCCGATCGCCTGGACGCGCCATCCACCACGCGAAGGGCAGCTCGAGGGCCTCTGCTATGCGCTCGAGATGGGGCGCTCGATCCTCCATTACGATATGCGCTTGGGCAAGACCCAGATCGGCCTCGAGTTCACAGCGCATCTCCAGCGTGCCGCCCTGGCGGAGCGGAAGGCGCTGATCCTCGTGCCCTCGCCAATCCTTACCGATGTCTGGGGCGGGCAGGCGAAGCGCTTCACAGATCGCCGGATCGGTGTGCTGGCGACACCGGAGCGGGCCCGCCTCGAGGATGCGCTCGCGGATGATCGGCTCGACGGGATCGCGATCGCCTGGACGGGCGTGCAGGCGCTCTTTACCCAGAAGGGCAAGAACCGGCGCGGCCGGCCGCAGCTCTATCCGGACCTGCCCGCGCTGGCGCGCTTCGGCGAGAAGTTCGATATCGCGGTTCTGGATGAAATTCACTGTGTGGGCAATCCGGACAGCTTGCGGTTCCAGATGGCCGAGGCGCTGCTCGGCAGCATCATCTGGCGGCTGGGCCTGACCGGCACCCTGCACGGCAAGAACAAGCTCCGCGCCTGGGCGCCTGTTACGCTCATCGATGACGGCGAAACCTTCGGCCGCAGCCTTGCGATGTTTGAAGCTGTTTACGGCAAGCCGGGCGGCTTCAAGGGAAAAGATGTAGTATTCAACAAAGAGCGCGCCGAGCTGATGAGCCGCGCGCTCGCCTCTGTCTCGATGCCCTGGAAGCGCGCCGATCTCGAGAAGGGCGTCATGCATGATGTCGTGGAGCTGCATATGTACGGCGAGCAGCTCGCGGCCTATTCGGAAGTAATCGAGGCGCAGATCGCCCGGCAGCAGGAGCCCGACAACAACGAGCGCGAGAATGTTTATGTGAAGCTGCGGCAGATCGCGAGCGGATATACGAAATTCATCCGGCCTGACGGCCAGGAGGGGCTCTATACTTTTGCCTCCGCCAAGATGGATTGGTTCCGCGAGTTCGCCGCGCAGCTTGCCGATGGACAGCTCGCCTGTGTTTTCTTCTATGAATACACCGAGACAGGTCGGCAGCTTGTCGAAATCCTCGAGAAGGCGAAGGTGCGGAGCGGCTGGCTCTATGGCGGCACCAAGAATAAGCCCGGCATCGTGGCCGATTTCCAAGAGGGCCGGATCGATGTTCTGGTCTGCAATGCCGCTTCGGGCGGTGTCGGGCTCGATTTCAGCCGGGCCGACTATGAGGCCTTCTTCGAAAGCCCCACGGGGGCGATCGGCCGCGCGCAGGCAGAGAA